ATATTTTTCTTTTCTTTTAAAGAAAACATTAGTATTATAATATAATAATTTAAAACGTAATTTATTAATCACATTTTTCCCTTCTCTACTATCAAGTTTAATGAATTTATGATATATTAAGAACTCAACAAATTTAAGAAAATCATATTGTTCTTTCAATGTTATAAATCCAAATGCAAATTTAAATTCATAAAATGCTTTTTCATTATTTGTCATATACAAATAAGGATTACGATATTCCATATTTTCTATCTTTTTCACTTGATCCTTTGTTAATTGAATAGTAGGCGTTAGAACTATGGTAGAATTATTAAATATGTAATTGAAAAAGTTTTCATTTTCTTTATTTATTTTTATTAATTGTGTTTTCACTTTAATATTCCATTTATAAATTTTATTAGAAGAAGTCTTGTATATTTTTGCTACATCATAGTCTCCAAACCAGTTACTATTTTCTAATACACAATTTTCATTATGTTTTTGTTCTATACTTTTAGTATAATCTAATAAAGCTTGACCGTCTACACTTTTGGCTGCAAATAACGAGTAACCAATTGGTAATATTTTTAAACTAGCCTTTGGTTTTGTATGAGATTTTTTTCTTGTTTGAAAATTTTGTTTTGTAAAATGTCTTTTTGTTTCCATTATAATATAGTGATTTTTTATTTTTTAGGTTTTTTTGAGATTTCCTTGAATTGTTTCCAAGAAACATTCATTGGTTCATGATTTACTACTTTTTCTTTATCACCATATTCTTTATCTAGTTTATCCGCTTTTTTAAGCGCACTATCAATATATAATTCTTTCAATAAATTTCCTACTAAAAATGATCCTTCGTGTTGATTTAGTTCTCCCTCTTCTATTTTTTGAAGAACATTTAAAAATTTATTCAAGATGTTTAAATCAATTTCATCTTTTTTAACTTTATTGAAAATATCAGTATAATAGGTATATAAAAAATTACATTCCGTCATACATTCCATTTGTATTTTTTCTGGATCATTTCTATATTTTGCTTTAATCATAATCATATTATTAATTTCATTTGCTAAAATGGTGCTATGTTTTAAATTACGAATAATTTCTGTTTGATCTTTAACGTCATTTTCATTTATCATTTTTTGTAACTGTAGACGCTGTTTATCATTCATGGTTATATCCATTATAAATAATTTAGAATAATTATTTTTAAACTATTATTTTTAAACTAATATATTTTTTATTAATATATTTATATTTTAAAAATATTTATTAGTAGATTATATTATTGCTACAATATATAAGTATTATGTCTACACCGCCACCACCACCTCCAACTAGTGCTGCTCCACCAGGAGTAGTTTTACCAACTGTATTACCATTGACTACTGGAACTAGTACTCCTCAACAATCCGCATATCAGGCTGGAGTTAATTCTAGCAATTCATTAGCTCAAAGAAATAATTTATTGTCTGCAGGAGGTAGACGAAGGAAAAAAGGTGGAGCGGATCCTACTCCATCCACTTATACTGTCCCTCAATTTAATATGTTATATAATCCTAATGTCGGTGTTGGACAAAGTCCAAATAATATTATTCAGTCCTCAGTTGGCACTATGGGTCAAAATACTGCCAATTCTAAATATGATTCATGTGTCGGGCAACCTGCTGGTTGTAGTGGACAACTTGGAGGAACCAAAGTATGTACGAGTAGCAACGTTAACTGTTGGGGATGTTATAGTGGAGGTAGAAGAAAAAGAAAAATATTTTGTAATTCTAAAAAGAAAACTGAGAGAAAGAGAATGTACGCGGGGAAAAAAAGAAGAACAAATAAAAAAAGAAGAACGAATAAAAGGCGAACGAAATACTCTTTGAAGAGAAGAAATTAATTATGCAAATCTTTTCGATAGTTTGTATTTGTAAAAATATTCATAAAAAATATATTTAATTATAATAAGTATGCCTACTGGGAAAAATTGGTTTAATTTTTTATTTGTTAATTTAGGGTTTGTACTTTATTTTTCAAGTATTTATTATTTTACTTCTGTACAAACTATTAAAGCCAATTGGCCACAATACAGATGTAATCCAATGTTTATGCCGTTGGCAGATGATATAGAACAAAATTTTGTCTACTGTGTTCAAAATATGCAAAAAGGCTTAATGGGATACATCTTACAACCATTGTCTTTTATTACCACTGGTCTATCCTCTTTATCAGGAAATTTTACGAATGATATAAATGCAGTTAGAAGTATGTTCAATTCGGTAAGAACTTTTATAAAATCAATTACACAAACTATTTATGGCATTTTCCTTAATTTAATTATTGAATTTCAGAAAATTATTATTGGAATTCGAGATTTAGTAGGTAAAGTAGTGGGAATATTGACTACCTTTTTATATTTATTAGATGGAAGTATTTCAACAATGCATAGTGCTTGGAATGGTCCTCCAGGTCAATTGGTTCAAGCACTTGGTAGTTGCTTTCATCCAGATACTATTGTCCGATTAAAAAATGGAGCGAGTGTAGTTATGAAGAATTTGAATTTAGGAGATATATTGGAAAATGGTAGTAGAGTTACAGCATTAATGAAAATCGATAATGATAAAAAGCAGGATTTATATGAATTAAAAGGAATGGGAGTAGATGGAGAGACAATTTTTGTAACAGGAAGTCATTTAATATATGATGAAGTTTCTAAAAAATACATTGAAATTAGTAAATATGATAAAGCTATTATCCAGGATAAAATAAAAACAGATTGGTTTTCATGTATTATTACATCTGATCATACCATAAAGATTGGTTCTTGTATTTTCTGGGATTGGGAAGATTATGTGCATAAATTGAATATATTTAAATAAAATGAATTGAATAGACAATTAAATTAAATTAAAATATATATTTAATTGTATCATTGAATATTATCCTGTTACTATATATGGATAATATGCAAAATAGTGTAAAAATATTAAGTAAACTATATAATAATATAAATTATTGGGATGAATATGGTACATCATTTATTATTTTTTTAGTTCTTATGATTATATTATTTTTAATTCATGGATATTTTTATACAATGACAAATATTCAGCCTTTACAAGAGAATTGGACTAAATATAGATGTTCTCCTAAAGTAATACCATTTGCAGGAATGATTAATAAACCATCAGATAAAACCAGTATTCAATATACAGAAGAAAATTTTAATTATTGTATACAAAATATTTTGAATGAAATATCTGGATTGGCCCTTCAACCTTTGACATTTATCACTCAGACATTGCAAAAAATTTTTGATGGAATTAAAGGTGAAATTCAAAATATTCGCTCCTTGTTCAATAATATACGAAATAATATAAAATCCATGAGTCAAGAAATTATGGGACGAGTAATGAATATAATGATTCCTCTTCAACAAGTTATTATTAAGGTAAGAGATTTATTTGGAAAAGTACAAGGAGTAATGACTACTGGATTATATACTTTATTTGGAGCTTATATGACATTACAAACCTTAATTGGTGCTATTATACAAGGATTAGTAACTGTATTAATTATTATTGCTGCTACTATCGCTGCTTTAATAATAATTGCAGCAATTCCAATTGTAGGTGAATTTGTTATTCCAATATTGGCAGCTGACATTGCTATTTTTATTGCAATATGTGTTCCCACCATTATTATTATTGTTTTTGCATCCATATTTCTTCAATTACAAACCCAATCTCTTATACCGAGTTTTTGTTTCGATAAAAATACTATTCTTTTCTTGAAAGATGGTAAACGAAAAACCATAAAAGAGGTGGAAGTGGGAGAAATTCTCGAAAATGGAGATATCATTACTGCAGTTCTAAAATTAGATCGGAAATTGACAAAAATGTTTCGTTTGAATAACACTATTGTTTCTGAAAATCATTCTCTTTTATACAAGAATAAATGGATAAAAGTATTTCAACATCCAGATGCAATTGAAATTAAAGACTATAATGAACCATATCTTTATTGTTTGAATACTTTGTCAAAAACCATTTTATTAAATGGAAATATTTATTGTGACTGGGATGAAATACATGATGAAAAATATAATGCTTCTCCAATTGAAAAATCGCTAATACATAGTGCAACAGATGGAGGTTTTTATAAAAATACTGAAATGAAATTAAAAGATGGAGAGAAAAAGAAAATATCAGATATTCAAATTGGAGATATATTAGAAAATGGTGAAGTAGTAAATGGATTAGTTGAAATTTATGGAAATGATTTAGAACAATACAAATTTTCAATTGAAAAAATCAATGTTGAGGGTGGAAATAATTTGTATTTCATAATCAATGGAGAAATTATATCAACATTAGATTTAAATACTAAATACCAACGAGTGAAAAAGATGATGGGTGAAAACTGTAAAGAAAATAAATTATATCATTTAATTACCAATACCAAAACTTTTTTTATTGATGACGTAGAATTTTTGGATTATGATAATTGTATTGAATATTTGGTTAAAAAATAGGTTTTATTAAAATGATAATTTTGGTAAATTATATTTAGCATATATATTCTTATTTAGTAATTGGACCTAAAAAATATCTTTAAAAATATTAAAATATATAAAATATATATATGGATATTAACATTTTAGGCTATAAATTTAGAGTAGAAATATTAATTATTATAGTATTAGTTTGGTGGTTACTTTGTGGTCATGTTATTTGCGCATGTAGTAATGTTAGTATTCCACAAGCAGTAGAAGCATTTACTTCCATTGCTCGTGAAGGGTTTAATATGGTAAACGCACCAACAAGTATGTCTGCTCCTTATAAAAATAGATGGGGTAGTTAATAAAATAATTATTACATAAAATATTTTGAATTTAAATATTATTATTTTAATTCAAAATATTTTTCCTTTGGTCCAACCAAGTTATCTTATAAAAAAATTATTATCTATCAAATATGTATAAAATGGAGATTTCTATATTTGGAATAAAGTTTAGAGTTATTATATTAATATTAATAGTTATTATTTTTTGTATTTTATTTGGACATTTATTGTGTGGATGTTGTACTGTTACCTGGAAAAAAGAAGGATTTACACCAGCCAATACTAATTTCGGAGAATCACAACAATATACTTTAGGTGATTACAAAAAAGTTAATACTCGTAACTGGGGAATGCCAACTTTATTAGTGGATCCAGGAAAACCAATAAATAAGTCAGTTCAAAGAGTATTAGATCGACCTGAACAACCAATTCCATTACCTGCAGGACAACTATCAATGTTTGATAATACTCCTTTTTTACCTGAATGTTGCCCTAATACATATTCTAATAGTTCAGGTTGTGCTTGTATGACAACTCAGCAATATAATTATTTAGTTGAAAGAGGAGGTAATAATGTTCCATATTCTGAATATTAATTTTTTAGAATTAACTTGTAGTATAAAATATAATAAAGAATTATTGATTAATTATTATATTTACAATGCATGAGACGAGAGAGAAAATGGTAAAAGGATATATTGATAATTCTAAAGTTAGTGAAACAAGCGTATATTATAGTGGTTGGTGTTTTCATGAGGAGAAAGGATCATGTGAAAAACAAATTATTTATCATTTGGTAGATGATACAACTATTTTTGATAATGAGACAACGGTTTTTGATATTGGAAAGAAAATATTGAGAGAAGATGTTTCCAAAGTTTATGAAAGAGATGATATTATAGACTGTGGATGGGAATTTTCATTTGAAAAAAGAAAAGAAGATAAAATAAAAGGAATTGAATTACAAATGTTATTTGATGAAAAATGGAATACCATTTTTATTTTGGAAACAGAAAGAAAGGTGAAAATAGGTAGAAATTTTATTCCTTCTTATATTGTAGTAGATAATTTTTATGAAGATCCTTATGCAATAAGAAGACTTGCATTAACTCAAAATTATGAATTTCATCCAGATTATCACAAGGGTAAAAGAACGGAACAGGTATTTCGGCTAGATGGACTAAAAGAAAATTTTGAAAGTATTCTTAACCATAAAATTATAAATTGGGAAAAATACCCCGTTAATGCTTGTTTTCAATATTGTATAGGTGGAGACCAATTAGTTTATCATGTAGATATACAACAATATGCAGGTATTATTTTTCTTACTCCAGATGCACCACCTCAGGCAGGAACAAGTTTTTTTCGATCTAAATATACTAAAAAGAATAAAGTAGCCAAACAAGGAGACGATATCGTATTTAAAAATGGTTACTTGGATCCAACTGAATTTGAATTAGTTGATGTAGTTGGGAATGTATTTAATCGTTTGGTTTTATTTGATGCACACATGATACATGCTGCTTCTACTTATTTTGGAAATCGTCTTGAAAATGGACGTCTATTTCAACTTTTTTTCTTTGATTTGGAATAAAAATAAATATATCTAGTCCGCCCAGGATTTTATTAAAAATATTTTTAGAGTAATATTTTTTCGAGACTTATATTAAATATATATATGAATAATTCATGTGAAAAAAATGGCATTCCAAAAGGTTCATGGATTAATAGCCAAAATAAATATGAAGTTAAAAACGAAGAATTATACGCAGAATTATATGATCACAAAGGAAATATTCATAATAGGACCATAAAAATAAATAATGATTTTGCATATTGTAATATGAATGGTAATTTTGTTATAGAAGAATATAATAACACTTTATTTATTAATATTTGTAACCAACTCGGCAATTGTCTTAGAGTGATTACTTCTTGTATAATTATAGCTGAATATTTAAAAATGAATGTATTTATAGATATTGGTAAAACTCATTTAGATAATAAAGATAGTGTAGTTATACGAAACTTATTTCCATCCTTATGCAAATATAATGTTACTTTTCGTTATCCTTTATTAAGATATGATGATTACGTAGAGTATGAAAAAATGCATTATACTAATTACAACTTAATATGTGAAGGTCGATTTCAAAAACCTACAAGTATTAATAATTTTGGAATTAATTTCAATATTTATAGTATTATTCCTGGTGATATGGATAATGAAACATATATTAGAAAAAAAATAAAAATATACCAGACTTTAATATGGCCTGATTTTTTATTAAACGATGTGGAGCTCTTTCTTTCACAATTTAACTTGCGAACATGTATTAGTTTTCATATTCGATATACTGATAATTTAACAGAATTAACTAAAAAAACTTTTAATACGCCAATAGAAGTATTTATAGCAAAACTAGAAAGTTATACTAATATGAATATATTGATTTGTTCAGATAATAGTAATTTAATAAGAAATTTTAAGAATAAAAAGAATAAAAAGAATAATTTAATATTTGCTAATCAATGTTCTAATGTACATTTTCAACATATATATGAAATGATACTTCTTTCCAAAACCAACTTAATTATTGGATCGAATTCCTCTACTTTTTCTTATGAAAGTGCTTTTATTGAAGGGACTGATATTGAATTATATGAAGATAATGCATGGAAATTATATAAACTAAGTGATTATAAATAAGGATAGGTGATTATAAACAATATGTTTAGAACCATGAAAATAAGTTTTCCAAAAATCCACCTTTTTCATCCTCTTTTTTTTCTTCCTCTGTCTCTACATTATTTGCATTTACTAATACATTTTTCTTTTTATAATTTCGTTTGGTTTTCACTAGTCCTCTTCTAATTCTTTTTGTTTTTTTCTTAGATAAACCTTCTGATATATTTTCCATTATATATTATAATTAAAATATAATATATAAATTTAAACGAGGGATACTATTAAGTGATAAAAGTTATTTTTTCTGACAATCATCTAAATTATTTTCACATTTGGAACAATAATATATTCTTTGGCTTTTATCAGGAGAAATATCAATATCATCTTCTATAAATTCATGATGACAACAATCTATTATTTTATCATTTACTATTTTATGGTAGAAATTGATTATTGGTGATGGTAAGACACCTTTTTCTTTAAATAGCTTTAATTTATTATATATTTTGTTTAAATCTTTTTCTAGGTCTTTTTCCAATAATTCCTTTTCTAGAACATTGTTATTGTCATTGTCATTTTCATTGTCATTTTCATTGTCATTGTCATTTTCATTGTCATTATTGTCAATATTCCCTAAGGCTTGTAAAAAAAATATGTATTTATTATTTTCATTTTTCATTTTAAATAACAAGTCTAAATGATAATCATCCATGTTCTACTTACTAAATAACATGTATTTATGATTTTATATAGTTTTTTAAACATACATTGCTCTGTAAGAAACATTGTCTTCTTTTCCAATTTTAATTAACTTATCTACTACATCTTTGGTAACTGTAAAAGGGAATTCAACCTTGATTGACATATCTTGTTCGAATAAATTACTTCCAGGTTTCATTAGGCGATATAAATTTAATTTGGTAAAGATAATTTCTAAACATCGCTTTAAATTACGTACTCCTTCTTCTTTACTACAGAAATTATCAATAATATATTGGATGGATTCATCAGGAATAATGATATCTTCATTGGAAAATAATACTTGTTCGCGAATTTTGGGAAGAAGATAACTATTGGAAATAACGGTTTTCTGTTTTAAATTATAACCCTTAGTTTGAATACGATACATACGATCCTTCAAAATAGGATTAATTTTACTTTCATCATTATAACTAAAGATAAATAGACATTTACTTAAATCAAAATCTAACTCCGCAAAATATTTATCGTGAAAGAGAGAATTTTGGGAAGTATCCGTTAAATGTGTCAAGATACCGGCAATTTCTTCTCCTTTGGGTGTATCACTTATTTTATCCAATTCATCAAAATAAATAACTGGGTTCATGCATTTACTATCAAGGATAATTTGGACGATTTTCCCCCAAGTACTGCCTTCATAGGTATAGGAATGACCTTCCAAGAAACTACTATCAGTTGCACCACCAAGTGCAATAAATGCAAATGGTCTATTTAAAATTTTGCTAATGCCTTCTTTCACAAGCGAAGTTTTACCGGAACCAGGTGGCCCATGAATAGCAATTGCACAACCAAGTGCATTTGGATTTGTAATAAGTTGTCCGAGCATTTGCATTATTTGCATTTTAGCATCATTCAGTCCATGAACAGCATCATCTAATATTTTTTGTGACTTTTCCATAAACTCATGACATTTTTCTACTCCATCATTAATCGTAATTGGCAATTTTTCGTATTTATCAAAAGGTATACGCATAAAAGTATCTACCCAATTTTTTATTTTATAATATTCGCCACTCCCTTGTTCCATATATCGTAGAGAATTAATTTTTTTCATTGCAGCACTTTTAAATAAGGTAGGAATACTAGATTCTAATAGTGTTATACGATACGGCTTTTCAATACGAGTAATTTTATTTATTTCTTTCAATTCTTTAATCATTTTTTTTTGATGATCAGTGTCTAATTTTTCGAAAAAGTCATAATCATTATTAACATTTTTATCTCTTAGGATTTTTTTAAATATACGTGCGTTACGATCTTTATATTTTTGTTCTTTTTTCTGATTTTTCTTTTCTTTTTTCTTAAGTGTGTCTTGACAAAATTGAATACAGTTTTGAATAGCTTTACTATCTTTATTTTTTTCATATAGTTCGTTTAATTGTTTTAATAATTCCTTTTCATCATTATCATTAGTTTCAATGGTTTTTTCTACAATATTTTTTTTATCTTTTATTACTTCATTCGTAGCAGTTGTTTCTTCTTTTTTAGAATGCTTACCTTTTTTCTCTTTTTTTTCTTTCTCTACTTCCTCTAGTTCCTCTTCATCACTAGAAACATCAGATAAAGGATCATCTTCATTTTCAGTATCATAATCACTAATATCCTCCCAGTCTTCATCCTCATCCTCATCATATTCATCGTCCATTTCATCTAAATCACCAATTGTAAATATAATATTAACTTTATCTTTTTTCACACTTTTTTTATCTGGAATTTCTTCTTCATTATATTCTTCCTCATCCTCGTCATCTGCTTCGTCGTCTTCTACTTTAATTTGTTTTTTAACTGGTTTTTTAGATTTAGTTTTTGTTTTTTTAGTGTTTTCTGTTTTTGCCTTTTTTTTCTTGGGTTCTTCATAATCACTATCTGAAGTAAAATCTTCATCTTCCAAATCTTCTTTTAATACTTTTTTTAAATTATTATCCACTTTAATTTTTTTATCTAAATACTTTGATGGAAATATTTTAGCTAAAAATTTTCTATATTCCATTGTATCCATTTCTTCTGATTCTGTATCTTCTGTTTCAGAATAATAACTATTATCACTATCTGATGATTCATCTTTTTTTTTCTTACAAGCTAATTCGTCTTTCTTTTTAAGACGTTTAGATTGTTCTTTTTTAGATGAAATATGTGTACATTGTTTTTCATGAACCATTTTATACTTTATATTATAAAATAATTAATTTTAAATCATAATCAATTTTATAATTAATTATTTACTGTGTGTTTCTCTTTAGGAGATTAGTATTAGAATAAAATAATAATACTATATTTTGAAAAGATGAATTCTTAAAAGATGAATTCTTAAAAGATGAATTCTTAGAAAATTAATTTAAAATTAATTTAATTAATTCTATAAATAAAATTGAAATTAAACAATCTAAATAGTCTGAATGTATTATAATAAGAATGTCGGAAACAGCAAACTCAAACAAAACTTCTAAAATTATCGGAATTCAATTTAGTGTATTGTCTCCTGATGAAATTAGAAAAGGTTCCGTCGCTGAAATTACCAGTCGAGATACATATATCAATAATAAACCTGTGATTGGAGGATTATTTGATCCAAGAATGGGTGTATTAGAACCTGGACTTATTTGTCCTACTGATGGTTTGGATTATATGAAAACTCCTGGTTATTTCGGACATATTGAACTTGCTAGACCTGTATTTTACATACAATATTTAAGTACTACCTTGAAAGTGCTACGTTGTGTTTGTTTTAAATGTAGTAAATTGCTAGTTAGTAAAGATAATTATAAACAGGCGTTAAAAATGCTTCCTGAAGCTCGTTGGAAATATGTATTTGACTTGGCAAGTAATATTAAGCGTTGTGGAGCTGATATTGAGGATGGATGTGGCTGTTTACAGCCAAGTAAGATAAGAAAAGAAGGTTTAGCTACTATCTTTGCTGAATGGAAAGACGGAAATACGGTTTCTGAAGTGATAAAGTTAACTCCTGAAATGGTTTTGAAAATATTCAAGAGAATTTCCGATGAGGATGTTAATTTTATGGGTTTCAGTCCTATTTGGTCTCGTCCTGATTGGTTTATTTGTCAAGTCATGGCTGTTCCTCCACCTGCTGTTCGTCCATCTGTGAAACATGACGCTCAACAACGTTCTGAAGATGATTTAACACATATTTTAGTTAATATTATAAAAACGAATAAAACATTGTTGGAAAAAATTGCAAATAATGCACCAGCAAATGTAATTGATGATTGGTCTACTGTTTTACAATATTATGTAGCTACTCAAGTAGATAATAAAATTCCTGGTGTTGCTTCAGTAGCCCAGCGTTCTGGAAGACCATTAAAGTCGATCAAGGATCGTTTGAATGGAAAGGGAGGTCGAATGAGAGGAAACTTGATGGCGAAACGTGTGGATTTTAGTGCGCGTTCTGTTATTACTGCTGATCCTAATATCTCTATTCGTGAACTTGGAATTCCAATGAAAGTAGCGAAAAATATTACGAAACCAGAAGTTGTGAATAAATTAAATAAAGCCTTCTTAACCAAACTAGTACAAAATGGCCCAGATATTTATCCTGGTGCTAAAATTTTGGAAAAGAAAAATGGAGAGTCAATCACACTGCGTTATGTGGATAAGAACTCTATTTTGTTGGAAGATGGTGATATTGTTCATAGACATATGATGAATGGAGATGCTATTTTGTTTAATAGACAACCTACTCTTCATAGAATGTCCATGATGTGTCATATTGCTCGTATTATGAGTAAAGGTGATACTTTTAGAATGAATGTTGCTGATACAAAACCGTACAATGCTGATTTCGATGGGGATAAAATTCGTCTTGTCCTCAACAGGGAGCATTAAAAATGTGCTACTCCCTAGTCATATATAACTCTTAAAATAATTTAAATATAAAATGCTCTTAAATATAATACAAATGATAATAAATCTAGAATTAAAAAATGAAATAATATATGATGAAAAACAAAGATGGGTTGAAATTTATAAAATAACCAATATTATAAATAATAAAATATATATTGGACAAGCTGTTTCACATATTCGCAAAAATAATAAATTTGTTCCTCATGGAACAAAAGGAAGATTTCAAACACATATTCAAGAAGCATTAGGTAACAATAATACTAAATATAGTTGTCATCATTTAAATAATGCCATTAAAAAATATGATGTAAAGAACTTTACTTTACAATTATTAGATAATTGTAGTTTAGAAAATGCGAATATGTTAGAATCTGAAGAAATTATAAAACATAATTCTTTAACCCCATATGGATATAATTTAACAACAGGATGTAAATCATTTTACCCATCTCTAGAATTTAGAAAAAATATATCTTCAGGATTAATTAATTCATTACTAGATAAAAGGGTAGAACGAATTATGAAATATAATCTAAATATAAAAGATGATTATAATATTTATATTACTCCAAAGTATAGAAATAAAATACAATGCGGTTGGAGAATTAGGTTAAAAGATATTATTATTTCAGATTCTAAAATACCTCCAAATAAAGAATTAGAATTTACAACATCATTGATATCATTAGAAGAAAATAAATTAAGAGCATTTGAATTTTTAAAAAATATAAAAGAGTTATCAATGGCAACATGACCAAATTGCGGGGAACCACCTTAGAGCCTATCTAATCTAATAAATTAGAGAATCACTACCAAGTCTATAATGGAAACATTTAGATGGCCGAGATTAGAACTCGGGTATGGTAAAAATGTGAAGGATTGGGCAATCCGCAGCCAAGCTCCTAACCTCGTTATGATAGAGAATGGAGAAGGTTCAACGACTAG